AGCAGTCACACAATTTCAAGCACAAGCTTACAAAGAATTATTACCAGCCGATGGTCCAGTTAGAACTCAAATTTTAGGAGCAATTACTCCAGAGAAACAAGACCAATCACATCGTGTTAAAGATTTTATGAATTATCAAATAATGGATCAGATGAAAGAGTATGAACCAGAGTTTGATCAAATGCTTTTCTATCTACCCCTCTCCGGTTCTACCTTTAAGAAAGTCTACTATGATGATCTATTAGGTAGAGCCGTTTCAAAATTTGTACCGGCAGATGATTTGATTGTACCCTATTCTGCAAATTCATTAGATGATGCAGAAGCAATAATTCATGTAATTAAGATTTCTGAAAATGAATTAAGAAAACAACAAGTAGCAGGATTCTACAGAGACATAGAATTAGGAAATCCTCCTGTAACTGAAAATCAATTAGAAGATAAAAAATTAGAACTAGAAGGAATTTCTAAAGATGGTCAAGAAGATCAATACACACTTTATGAAATACATACTAATTTAGATTTAGAAGGCTATGAAGATATGGGACCTGATGGCGAACCAACAGGGATTAAACTTCCATATGTAATCACAATCGCCGAAGCCAATCAAAAAATTTTATCAATCAGAAGAAACTATGCTGAAGGTGATAAGATGATGAAAAAAATACAATACTTTGTACAATTTAAATTTTTACCTGGAACTGGTTTCTATGGCTTTGGTTTAATTCATATGATCGGTGGTTTAACTAGAACAGCAACAGCTGCCTTAAGACAATTACTAGATGCTGGAACTTTAGCTAACCTACCGGCTGGATTTAAATCCCGTGGTATTAGAATTAGAGATGATGCACAACCATTACAACCTGGTGAGTTTAGAGATGTCGACGCTCCAGGAGGCAATATCAAAGATCAGTTTATGACATTACCTTTCAAAGGACCCGATGCAACTCTACTTCAGTTAATGGGAATTGTAGTATCCGCTAGTCAACGATTCGCGGCCATCGCAGATATGCAAGTGGGTGATATGAATCAACAAGCAGCCGTTGGAACAACTGTTGCATTATTGGAACGTGGATCGCGGGTAATGTCGGCGATACACAAAAGATTGTATGTTGGACTTAAACAAGAATTCAAATTATTAGCAAATGTATTTAAAACATACTTACCTCCTGTTTATCCTTACGATGTACCAGGGGCTACAAGAAATATTAAGGTGCAAGATTTTGATGATAGAATAGATATTCTACCGGTTGCAGATCCAAATATATTTTCTCAAACACAAAGAATTTCAATGGCGCAATCACAACTTCAATTAGCGCAATCGAATCCTCAAATACATGATCTATACCAAGCGTATAGGTCTATGTATGAAGCATTAGGAGTAAAAAATATTGCAGCTATTTTACCTCCGCCTTTACAACCACAACCTATAGATCCAAGTATGGAAGAAATTGCAGCGATGAGTATGAAACCTTTTCAAGCATTTCCAGGACAAGACCACAAAGCACACATTGATTCTCATTTAAACTTTATGAAATCAAACACGGTACAAAACAATCCTGCTGTAATGGGTGCATTGCAAAAAAATATCTTGGAAAGAATTAGTTTAATGTCTCAAGAACAAATTCAATTAGAGTTTAAAGAAGAATTAATGCAGGCTCAACAAATTCAAATGGCATTAAAACAAAACCCTAACAATCCACAAATGGTTCAAGAAGCTCAAAGACTTGCACAAGTTATGAATGCTAGAAAAGCTGTGTTGATTGCCGAGCTAACTAAAGATTATATGGATGAAGAACAAAAAATCATTAACGAATTTGGTGGAGATCCATTGATTAAATTAAAATCTAGAGAACTTGACCTAAAAGCAAGACAAAATGAGGCAAGAAAAGCTTTTGATGAAGGTAGAATTAGCTTGGATACTATGAAAGCTATGATGAACCAACAAAATACAGAAGAAAAACTAGAGCAAAACGAAGATTTAGCAGAATTACGTGCTGAAACTTCGCTAACTAAAACAGTTCTATCAAATCAAAACAGTATTAGACGACAACAAATGTCTGATGCTAGTAAAATTCACGATTTCGGTAGAAATTTTAACAAAAATTAACTATAATAAAATCATTAAGGAGAAACTTATGGACAAAAATTGGATGAGAGGCCAGACTTATACTAAAGCACCTAAAATTGAAAAAGAATTAGGTGTTGGTAAAGATGGCTATCAAACAGGCGGCGTTACTATCGAAGCTACTGACCCTAACGAAACACAAACTGTAGATGTTAGAGGAACTAGAGCTATGAGAGCTGATAAAAAACCTGTTAAAGCTAAATGGTACTAGTCAATGTGGTTATCGGCAATTAAATTAGCCGTTTCCGCTGGTAGTAAGATTTATGCTAACAAGCAGAGAACGAAGATGGCAATGTCAGACGCACAGCTTATGCATGCTTCTCGTATGGCCGAAGGTAAGGAAGCTTACCAAGGAAAATTGTTAGAGGCTAGACAATCAGATTGGAAAGACGAGGCAGTTTTGATAATTCTCTCGGCGCCAATAGCAATTCTGGCTTGGGCGGTCGTATCAGATGATCCGGGAGCAATGGACAAAGTAAATATATTCTTTGAACATTTTGCGGCACTTCCTGGATGGTTCACAAATTTGTGGATCCTTGTAGTTGCCAGCATATATGGTATAAAGGGTACTCAAATTTTTAGAAACGGAGGAAAAAAATGAGACAAAACGGAGTAAGATCAAATGTCAGATTTCCATACGGAAGTTCAGGCACAAAAAAACAAGGCGCTAATGATAGACTAGATGAATCTCTAGGATCAAGAAGAGGAAAAGAATCTACTAAATCACAAAGTTATAAATCTAGAAGAGATGAATCTAGAGGAGCGAGCAAATAATGAACTCAAAAAGAATGAACAGACTGGAAGAACTTGGAAGAGTTGATTCAGAAAAAGCATACACTAAAAAAGGTAAAAGAAATCTTAAAGACGAAAAGAAAAGAATAGTTAATGAACTTAAAGATGGTGGTTCTTTAAAAGCTATTCCTTCAGAAAATAAAGGTTTAAAAAAACTTCCAACACAAGTTAGAAATAAAATGGGCTACATGAAAAATGGTGGTAGAGCTAAAATGAAAAGTGGTGGACTAGCTAAACGTGGGAGAGGTTGCGAGATTAGATAATGGCTAAACTTTGTCCCAAAGGTAAAGCTGCAGCAAAAAGAAAGTTTAAAGTATACCCAAGCGCCTATGCTAATATGTACGCATCAAAAGTATGTAAAGGTAAAATAGGCAAAAGAAAAAACATGCGTGAAGGTGGTATGGTTGTAGAAGATATGACCACAATGATAGAAGTCTAATGGGCGATCTAAAGAAATGGGTAAATGAAAAATGGGTAGATATTGGAGCTCCAAAGAAGGATGGCAAATATCAACCTTGTGGGAGAAAATCATCAACAGGTTCAAAAAGAAAATACCCAAAGTGCGTTCCACTTGCGAAAGCCACACGGATGACAAAAGGGCAAAAGGCATCTGCTGTCAAACGAAAAAGAGCGGCAGGTAATCCAGGAGGAAAACCAACTAATGTTAAAACATTTGCTAAAGATGGTGGTATGATAGGGCAAGCACAAAGAGATTATAGAGGAAGTTATATTGATGGTGATTTAGGTGGAGTAAAAGTTTCAAATCCAAGTTTAAAAAAATACTATAAAGGAATGTTGTAATGAGAAAAGCAGACAACATGCCCGCAAGAAATAAAAAGAACTTCAGATCTACAAAATCTGGAGCAGGAATGACACGAGCTGGTGTTGCTTCCTACAGAAGAAAAAATCCAGGCTCTAAATTAAAAACAGCTGTGACCGGTAAAGTTAAAAAAGGGTCTGCTGCCGCTAAAAGGCGAAAATCGTACTGTGCAAGAAGTGCAGGACAAATGAAACAATTTCCCAAAGCTGCGGCCAATCCAAATTCGAGACTTCGACAGGCACGTAGAAGGTGGAAGTGTTAGATAAATTTTTATACTCTTTTTTTGGAAAACTCGATAATGCTATTGCATTTGTTGAAACCTATGTTATTAAAATGACTGAATGGTGTTGGCACTCACGTGTCAAACTTTTAAACAAAAGAAGGAATAAAAAATGAGAACAGCAATAATAGATGCACTTGAGGCTAGATACGAAGCTCAAATTCTAGAAGCTGATGCTACGCTTAAAATTTACTTGGAAAATTCTGTAGGTATTGGAGAGCATCCTCAACATATAGATGAAGTAGATAAACTAATAGAAAAGATTGCAGCTTCTGAAGAGAAAATAAAAGTTTTGCAACAATTTAAAATATAAGGAGAGAAGATGGACGATTTAATGATAGTAGAAAAATTAAGAAGAAGAATTGATGTTACTCTACAACAAATAGGGGATGCAATGATTACAGGTGGGGTTGACAACATGGAAAAATACAAGTATTTATTAGGTCAGGCACAAGCCTATCAAATAATATTACAGGAAATCTCTAACCTGCTAAAACCAAAGGAGCAACAAGATGAGCAAGGAAACGTTATCGACATCGGAAACGGACAAGGAAGTTCCAAAAATTAAATTAGGACTTCAAGACAAATACAACGAAGAAAAATCTTATAATATAGGTGAAACAAAAGAACCTCTACATCCAGATAACATAGGAACTGAAACTGTAGATGAATTACCAGAACCTTCTGGTTACAGACTTTTAGTTTTACCTTTTACACCTAGAGAAAAAACTAAAGGTGGAATTTTATTTTCTCAAGAATCTTTAGACAAAGCTAGAATAGCAACCACTTGTGGTTATGTTTTAAAGATGGGAGATTTAGCATACAAGGACAAAGATAAATTTGGTGAGCCTTGGTGTAAAAAAGGAGATTGGGTAATTTTTGCTCGTTACGCGGGTTCACGATTACCAATTGAAGGTGGAGAAGTGCGAATACTTAACGATGATGAAGTTCTAGGAACTATTAAAGATCCTGAATCGATTCTTCATTTAATATAAACATAGGAAGGGAACTATGCCAGAAGCACAAGACCAACAAAAAGTAGATGATCTAATTGACGTAGGTGAAACAGTAGGAGCTGAAATTAATTTAGATGATAAAGGTGAACCAGAAAAAATTGAATCACCTGTAGAAGAAAAAATAGAGGTTGAAAAAGTTGAAGAGCAACCTGTAGAAGATAAAACTTTTGAAAACGAAACAAAAATAAAAGTTAAATCTGAAGAAAATAAAGACGAGTTAAAAGAATATAGTGATGGAGTTCAAAAAAGAATTGCTAAACTTACTCGTAAAATGAGAGAAGCAGAAAGGCAAAAAGAAGAAGCTATTGCTTTTGCTGAAGCTGTCAATAAACAAAAAGAAGAAACTGAAACTAGATTATCTAAATTAGATAAATCTTATGTTTCTGAATTTGAAAGCAGAGTAACAAGTAATTTGAGTGCAGCTAAACAAGCACTTAAAACTGCTATTGAAGCCCAAGATGTAGATGGTCAAGTTAAAGCACAAGAACAGATTGCAAGTTTAACGATGGACGCTGCACGATTAAATAATCTAAAAACAACAGCAGAAGAACCTAAACAACAAAAAGAGATAAATATTACACCTCAAAGAACTACACAACCAACAGTCACAGACCCTAGGGCAGAAGACTGGGCATCTAAAAATGCATGGTTTGGTAGTGATTCTGCTATGACTTATACGGCTTTTGATATACATAAAAAGCTTGTAGAAGAAGAAGGTTATGACCCTAAATCTGACGAATATTATGCTGAAATTGATTCAAGAATAAGAGTTGAATTTCCGCATAAATTTGATAAGATAGAAGGCAATACTACAGAAAGAGCCAAACCGGTTCAAAATGTAGCCTCGGCTAAACGTTCGGCCTCAACGGGACGCAAAAAAACTGTCAAGCTCACACCTTCACAGGTAGCAATTGCTAAAAGATTAGGTGTGCCACTCGAAGAGTATGCGAAACAATTAAACATCACGGAAGGAGCATAAGCATATGGAAAATGAAAAAATAAAAACTTCTCGTGCGAGCCAAACAAGAGATAAGGAAAAGAAACCTACAACTTGGGCTCCACCCTCACCACTAGATGCACCGCCTGCGCCAGACGGTTATCGTCATCAATGGTTAAGAGCAGAAACTATGGGTTTTCAAGATACAAAAAACATAGCAGCTCAATTGAGATCAGGATTCGAATTGGTTAGATCCGAGGAATATCCAGATTCAAATTACCCAGTTGAAACAGACGGCAAATACGCAGGGATCATCGGAGTAGGAGGCCTATTGCTGGCTAGGATACCTGAAGAGATTGCACTTCAAATGGATGCTTATTACAATAAGCAAACTGCTGATAAAGAAGAAGCAATTAATAACGATCTTATGAAGGAACAGCACCCAAGTATGAAATTCTCTAGAGAATCTAATACTCGTGTAACTTTTGGTGGTACAAAGAAAGACTAATTATTTAGTAATTCCTATCCAACAAAAATAAAATAAATCCGTATTGACCCATGTGGGTTAGTACATAACAAGGAAAAAAACTATGGCAAACGCAAGTACAATAGGATTTGGACTTCGAGCGATCAATACAGTTGGACAAACTCCAGCTACATCTGGTCAAGCGGAATACAGAATCCAAACAGCACCAGGCGTTGCAGTCAACAAAGGTGATCCTATGTCTACACAAGATGCAGGCAATCAAGGTTACCAACAAGACGCAGCGTTTACAGT